TCGTATTCACCAGAAATTGAATAGGTGACTAATCCGTCGCCACTCAATGACCAATTTTTCAAACCTTCTAAATTTTCTTGCCACCCCGCTGAATCTTTGGTGGTGATGTCTCTTGTTTCCATGGAAACAGAAAGTGACGCGCTTGTTGCACGTCCTACGATGTCATAGGTTGACCCGTCTGTGCTAATTTGAATCACAACGTCCGTTGAATTCATGATTGATGTTGCTGGCATAATTTCTACCTTTTATTTTTTACAATTTACTAAATCTAATCGCGTGACACTCGGAATTTCAAATCACATTGTGACCCGAACGTCCGTTCGTCATCGCTGAACAAATCGCGTTGTCCATCGAACACGCACGATTTTACTTTCACGCCTTGAATCGTTTCGTCCATTCTTACGAATGCGCTTCGAATGTATTCAACGGCGTTTTGTGTGTCCGAATATTTGGTCGAAACCATAGTGATTCGGACGTCAATTTCGTCAATGTGTGAATCGCTTTCCTTTGACATTGTCGTGGAAATGCTCACCACCTCATAAACCGCGAACGGCGTCGCCTTTGTCTGTTCGCCAACCACGGGAAAAACTCGTCCACCAAACAACGTGTTTAACGCTGAATCGCTGGTGAATTTTGATTTGATGACTATCCCAATCATACCCGTGCGGCTTTTGTTTGTTTATTTAAGAACGAACGCATCCGTCGTTTGAACTCATGTCCAACACCCGCGGAATTTTGCATCCGTGCTTTTCTTGCGAATCCAACGTTTGCGCCTTTATACTTTCCGTTGTTCAAATATCCGTATTCAATGAAATGGGCAAACCAACCGCCTTTTTCTGGGTCTTTGAAAGTACGTTTGACACGCGGTCCAACTTGCAACGATGCGAATGTTGAACCCTTGTTCACACGCGTGGTGATAATCCCCATTGATTTCCGCAATTGTCCTTTCGTTATTTCAGCGTAAACGCCGCCGTTGCGATACACGACAAATTTGTCGCGTGGATTCTTGCGTCCTTTTTCGGATGTCGATGACGATGGGAAATCGGTGATTCCGTCGCGATACGCTTTCAACATTGGTTTCAATGATGCCCGCGCAATGCGTCGAATTTGCGCCGTTGTGACGCCATCGTGAAGATTTTCCAACTCTTGGAATGCGCGCTCGAATTCCTTTTTGATGTCTTTTTCATCAAAACCGATGAACGCACCACCGCCGCCACGACCTTGGTTTGAACCTTTGATTCTTTGAAACGTATTGAATCCCATCAGTCTTTCAATGTTGTCACAATCTTCATGAACGATTCACGCGCGTCGGCGTTTAAAATCGCGTCGATTGTGTAGGTTTTTGAATTGTAGACAATGCGCCACGTTTCTTGAATTGCTGAATCATAGCGGATGAAAAAGTGAACACGCTTTGTGGCGACCATCTGGTTGCCTTCTTCACCTTCTGTTCCGCTCTTTTCTTCGACCTTTGCCCATCGGGAAAATGCCGTTGAAAAAACGCCAACATCTTGACCAAAGGAATCCACGTCGGCGGATTGCCTTGTGAACTCAATTCGTCGGTCTAATTGTCCAGCGTGGTCAATCATTAGAATGTGAATATTCTGTAAGGATTCCACAAATATTCCGACGCCGTTGGCAATGCCTTGACGCGGTCATTGCGTTGGTCGTACAAATCCGAAATCACCAACATCATTCCTTGAATCAATGGTTTGGGAATGGATGACACATCCGTCCCAACAACATAACGCACAATGACTTGATTGACGACACCCGCCGCGGCAAACCATCCCGCCGTCGATTGAATTCGTGCGGGTTCGCTTATCGTGTCAATGATATATTGGTCGGACGTGATTGTCACTTCGGAACCTATTTCATCCACATATTTGACCGATGTGATTGATGCAACGGGACCGCGTGACAAATAAATGAGATTTGACAAATTTTCCCATCTGTTCATTGGGAATTTATCAAAGTATTCATCAATCGTGGTTGTCACCAAAATGCGTCGCGTGTATTCTTCACACATTTGACGTGATGCCGTAATCAATGCCGAAATCAATGTGTCGTCATCGCTATGGTCAACGCGAAGAAAATTCTTCGCTTCTGTCAATGTGATTGGTTCGGACGCCGCCGCCGTTACAATATCAAAGGCCATTTATCGTGTTTGTTTTGATGTGGTTTTCTTCACCGCTTTTTTCGCGCGTTTCTTCGGTGGTTCTGGGACCGCCTCACAAAGACCCGAATTCAAAAACTTTCGTGCTTCGGCTTCAGGTAAATCCACCACGTCATCAACGACGTGGTGGAATGTATTCCCGACAACCGATTGGTTGAACTTAACTTTCATTATTTACCAGAAAGTGCTTTGATTGCGCGCGTGTCAACCGCGTGTCCGTCACGTCTGGCACTAACGAGGAATCCGATTTCCATCTCATCCATGTAGCGTTCGTCAAGACGAACCAAGTTAACACCACCAGCACGACGAACAACGTATTTGTCGAAATCTGCCGCCAACAATACTTTTTCAGCCGCGCCCAAATCGCTATCCATATCGTTGTTGTAATACACATTGTACCCGAACAATTTGTCTGGTTCACCCGCCGTCATCGATGGGATGAAGATTGGGAAATCGTTTGAACTACCAACGCCAAGTTTTTGAATGGCCGCCATGATTGTTCCCGAACACATAAGGCCGAAAGACGCTTTGTTTCTGTAGCTTGGGTCAATTGAATGGATAAGATTCAAAATATCTTGTGCAACCAATGCGCCCGATGTAGCAACTTCCAAAGAACCCGTTGATTCTGCAACGATTCCTTTTGGTTTGTCTGTTCCATTACCCGATGTGAAATCGATGTTTGTAGCGCGTGCAACTCTTTCGCCCAACGCTTCAACCAAGAAAGAATCAAGATTGAAACCAGCATCGTCAATCAATTGCTTTGATACACGAACTAAAGACGTGTAGTTGTAAGAACTGAACGCAACGTTTCCGAACGTCATGTCGGTTGCAGTTGTTGCACCGCCTTCGGCTTTGATTGCCGCATCATTGCCCGTGTCGTTCACGGTTGGGTAGTCTAACGGATTACCGCTTGCCGTGTCCAATTTTTTGGCCAACGCTTCAACTTGACCCGTGAATTCTGTTGCAACGTCTAACACACCGCTGAATCCTTCTGGCACTAAGAAACCACCAGCCGCGCCCGTGGTTGTCAATTGTGCGCGTTCTTCAGCGTTTAGACCCGCTAAACCTCTTTTTAGGTATTTACCAAAAACCGCCGTGCGTGATTGCTTTGGTGATGCTTCGCGTGCTTCAGCGTTTGCCGCCAATTCCTTTTTCATGTCCGCCGCACGT